GTGGCACTCACGGATACCGCAGCCAGGCAGGCAAAACCAAAAGACAAGGCATACACGCTTCCTGATGCTCTGGGGCTTTCGCTTTACGTGGCTGCTACAGGGATAAAGAGTTGGCACTTCAGATTTACTTGGCTTGGGAAGCAGGCAAGGATTTCGTTCGGGACATACCCGGATACGGGCCTGAAAGAGGCGCGCGCTCGAAGGGACGAGGCACGAGAGGATGTGGCGCAAGGCACAGACCCGCGCGAATCAAGGAGGGGAAAGAAAGCCGAATTGATTGAGGCAAGCGCTAGAACCTTTAAAAAGGCGTATGAGGAATGGCTCGCCTTTAGGAAAAACAATATCTCAGCGGGCACATATCGGATCATCAGCAATGCAATGGAGCTTGATGTTCTGCCCGCTTTTGGGAGTCGTCAGATTGACTCCATCAGGAGGGCAGACGTAATTAGCTTGATCCGGCGAATTGAAAAACGCGGCTCGGTTGCGACTGCCGTCAAAGTCAGGCAGCGGATTAGCCAGGTATTCAGCTATGCGATTGCTACTGGACTGATAGAGGCGAACCCTACCTCCGAAATGCATGCCGTCACCGAAAAGATGGGGCAGCACAAACCGCATCCATTTTTGCCGTTCGCCGAATTACCAAACACAATTTCCACCATCCGACAATGCGTTAGCGGGCATCAGCTTTGGTCGGCTGTAATGATGATGATCTACACAGCATCACGCCCCGGTGAAGTTCGGCATGCGGAATGGTCTGAAGTTGATCTCGAAAGCGCTACGTGGACCATACCCGCAGCCAAAATGAAAATGCGGCGAGAGCATGTAGTCCCCCTGCCAGATCAGGTCGTTGACATCCTGCAAAGAATGCTTCCCCTTACCGGCGGGTTTCGATACGTATTCATCAACCGTAGCGATCCTACCAGGCCAATCGGTACAAACTACGCGAACAGCGCCATGGATATATGTGGCCTGACTGGAAGGCAATCCCCTCATGGCTTCCGGCACCTGTTCTCCACTGAAATGAATGGGCGCGGGTATAACAGCGACTGGGTGGAGAGGCAGCTTGCCCATGCAGACAGTAGTTTTATCCGTGACGTATATAACCACGCGATGTATTTGGATCAGCGAAGAGAAATGATGCAGTGCTGGGCAAATCTCGTCTCGACCAAAAATAATGGCGCGTAATAATGCCCCCTCCCCCGGCGTCCTGCCTACCGAACACCAACCCCCGCAAGACACACATTCGCGACATACGACTGAAGCGCCTTCAAGGCTGCTTGGTCGGCGATGATCCCGGCTCGGATATCGAAAACAGCTTGTCCAGAATCTTGAGAGAGTTCGACGGTGCCTGCATCGCCCAGGCCGGTGGTGCCGGCGGAACTGGGCACGTCCCCGCCACTGGCACGACAACTTCCCGGGATGCGCAGCCGGCGATCAGAGTCAGCAGCAGCGCGGCGCAGCCTTTCATTTTCAGCGAGGCCATCGGTCTTTTCCTTCTGGGCTTTTTGGTCGAGGGTGGCGAGGGCTATCTCGGCGGCCTTCTGCTTCTCCAGCGCCTGCCGCGCCTGAACTGCGCCGGCATTGGCTATCGAGGCCAGGTCTGCCTGGTGGCTCGCCTCGTTGTTGGCGATGATCGTCCCGTAGCTGTTGGCCTGCCACATCCAGGCACCAACGGCACCGAGCAGCACCGCAGCTATATAAGGAAGGATCCTCAGCAGCAGAGCGTTCATGCTGCACCCACTCCTATGGCGATTGCCTGGGTACCGGTCTTTCCGGCAAACAAGGCAGCCTCTGCCGCCCGGCGACGGGTCAGGCCGCGCATAGGGGCACCAGCCGCACGGTTCCAGCGCGGGAACTGAGCGAGTGCACCTGCCATATCTCCCGCATTGATCATCCGCAGCAGCGTCGAGCCTTGGAAGTTGCCCGAGCCGAGGTTGTAGACGAAATCTACCAATGCATCGAACTGGCCCTGCGTGAGGCTCTTGGTCACCGCGCATGAAACAGTCATTTCCCGTGCGGCAAGGTCAGTCAGTAGCGTTGCATCGGCCTTGGCCTGCGTCCACACCAGGCCGCGCACGACCTCGGGGCCGGTATGACCCCAGCCAATCGTCCATGGTGCGCCACCAGTAGCGGGATCGGGATAGGCGCTCAGCGAGCAGTTTTCGAAATACTTCAGCACCGATATACCGTTGGGCGACATCTTCATGGCTTTCTCCAGACAAAAAAATACCCGCTCAATGGCGGGCTTTTTTCTATAGCTTGAGTTTCTGTTTATTTAGGCCATGCGACGGATGCAGTGCCACCAACGTAAACAGGGAACGATTGAGGGTTGTTAATTCGTATCGCCAAGAGGCGTTCCTGATTGTTCGTCCTTGGCAGCCTTGCGTCCCTGACAACGGTCGCGCCTGGGAATACGGTAACGTCTTTTCCGCCGGCACCGTCTGAGGTTGTCCCATATTCCATACGGACACTTACATACGGACTATTCGTCAGGAGAAATCTAAGGAACGCCTCACCAACAAATAACGACGGGAATACCCATGCCGTAGATATCGTGTTTGCCGGGGCGATGAACTGGAAGCTGGCGTGACTATCTATGTAAGAGGACAGGTCTTCTATTGGCGGGGTGTCGCTATATACAACACTTTGCGCATAAACCCGTGAATTGCTAAGTTGCTGTGGAGAGAAAGTTATTGCGCCAACTGACGGCGTGAGAAATATCGGCACGGCGCCGATAGCTTTTATTTTCTCTTTGATTTGGTTTATCTGCTGGCCAAATTGCTCTGCGGTTATGCTTCGGTAAAAGTCATTCGTGCCAACTATTACCCATACAAAATCAGGATTTTTTGGCGTGACGTCGGTATCAAATCTATCAAGAAGCTGCGAGGCAATGTTGCCCACCACTCCCGCTGCAAAAAACTGAGCGCCGGGCAGCCTGGCGGCAAGCCGGGTTGGAATTGGGCGAGTATCGACGCCCCAGCTATCAGCAAGAATGACGTGGGCGCCTTTATTTAGGTCCGGGGCCTGATCACCTAGCCTTCTGAACTCAAGAGCCCCCACATAAAACCGATACCCGCCCCCGTTTCCTGTCACAACCCTGACGGTGATGTTGCTCCAGCCGCTGCTGGTGAATTTTACCCTTGCGAGAAATCCGCCCTCGTACCCATTCATGGGCTGGCTCGTACCTACGGTGGTGGTTGTGCCATCAAGCTTCGTTTCATCGACGTACACGACGACATGCCCGGAATAGCCACCAGTGCGCAGGCCAACGTTCAATGGGATGAGCGCCTCGTGGTCTCCGGCGCCAATAAGGAACGGCGTGCTCTTAACCCCGCCGCCAGGGTTGTTCCCGTCCACGGTTAGGCCAATGCCGGACGAGGAATCTCCTACGTTGAGATAGCTCACCGACGAGTTGGGAGTAACGGCTGCGCCGCCGACTGGCGACCAAGCCACTAGGCTAGGGGTTCTCGACTCAAAGGTTGATACTCGACTTCCAGTAAGCTGCCGAAGCGCATCATCTGCAACTGCCCAGCCACCGTAAAGGTTGGGGTGCGCGTCATTGCCATAGAGGGGCCCAGCAATTGCCCCGGCTGTCGACGCAGCCACAATCGGCCTGTCCAGTCTGAGCACGTTGCCGCCCATCATTTTGTATATTTTGGCCGGATAAAATTCGCCGCCCGTTGCTTGATAAGCGATCATCATGCCGGCGGCAAATCCGTCAGCGCTGCTAACTGTTAAATCATATGTTCCGACAGTAGTCGACTGAGAAAGAGTTGTACTCCTTGCGCCGTCCAAACCTTGCTGCAATAAATTAGCGTCTTGCTGGGTCCAACCAGTAGCACACAGCGTTTGATAGTGCATATCAACAACTAAAGAGTGCATAGGGTTATTCCTTTCGCCAGCGCCTGAAATAAACGGAATGGCCGAGGCTGATAAAAACAGCAAAACAACAATTAATCGGCTCAAACTTTGCTCCATGGAATAAAGGCGCTCACTGCGATAGCGCCATTATCCATCAAAACAAACCGCGACCTCTACCCCCACGGAATGGCCGCCCGTATTTCCTTGAAGCGGCTGATGCCGGCGGCCTGAACCTCCTCCCAGCCTGCTTCATTCATGGCCTGCATTCTTACTGACTCGACAAAATACCGGTCTGAGCCGTTAAGCGGGTCTGCATACGCCATGCGCCGATCACCAGTAATCTCTTCCTTGGTACGCTTGTAGGGCGCAGCTGCGCAGAGAACAGGCTTTCCGTTATCATCAATTCTGATGACCTGTCCTTGTGACAGCCCTTCGCAAAACTCAATTCGTTCCTCGTCGGTGATCCCAATCGCATCGTCCGGGATGTTACTTCCGTTAATATCGGTAGAGTACATGCCGCCAGTTGAAGGTGAATAAGAGTACATAATTAACTCCGGTTAGTTACCGATGGCCAAATATTTAACAGCCGTAAAGCCGGTTAACAGCCTGAACGTAGCGGTGCTAGTGGTTGATGCGATCACACCGCCGCCGCCATTTTGCGTAAGCGTTCCTGGGTCTCCGCCAAATTGATAGAACGGAATCACATGAAGAGTGTTGTTGAAGTTAATGGGGAACGTTGCGGTTACAAGTCCGCCATTAGTTCCGACCACACCGCCCCACTGGATGATGAAACCGCCCGGGACGTCCGGGATTCGGATGTAGTCGTTGGTGGCAAACACCCGCTTGGAGAAAAGGCTCATCACTGCCGCCACCGGAGGAACCAGTGACGTGTCGGTCCCGGTCGCCATTTGAGCGGAAGTTGCGAGCTTCACCACGCCGTTCTTGGTCGTAGTTGCAAGCTGCTGGCCGAGCACAGTCAACAGCGCGTCATAAAACTGAGACGCACCCACCTGGTCCACTAGACCGTTCGGGGTGATCCCGGCGGCGGCAATCAGCGACTGGAAGAAACCTTCCTTGTCGTTTGCCCAGTCCTTCTCCAGATAAGAGCCGTCCTTGGCTGTCGGAGTTGTTCTGTTCTTGAATGCGCCCAGCGGGTAGCCGGCGGATGGGTTGGCGAATCGGCCCGGGTACTTCTCGTTAAGCTTAAGCGACATGCTGCGCCCCTATGTATCCTGCAAATTCTGCGGTTTCATCACCGAATTCAGCGTCTACGTCGCCAAACTCGACCATATTGAATCCCTCAAGGAATCCGTTAAATCTCACTGCTTGCGGCTTCGGCACCAGTCCGGCGTTGAGCAGTGCGAACCGCTCTAGATTGGTGATCTGCCCGTAAAACTCGATGCTGAACGACATATCCTCGCCGTCAGTCACGCGCAGGACATCCGCCTTCGGAAGGAGGAAGTTCATGCCCGCAAGGATGTTTTCGGCAGTGGCGTCGCCGTTGTTCTTGACGATCTTGGCCCTGATGACGAGCCGGTACAGTTCGTCTGATAGCAGGCCGTCTTGGTCTATCGTCAGGGCGCTGAACATGGCGTCGTCGTTGCCAAACTCATCACCGTCCGTGAGATCGAACAGTCCGGGATTCATCGGTATCGAACCGATGAAGCTGCGAGGCGCCACCACGATCCGGCCGATCACGTTGAGTTGCTCACCCACCGCCGTGTCGATGTCGTAGCTCTTGCGCACCGCCTCCCCTGCCGACTCAAGGCTGCCGCCCATTTTCCGGGCGATCTCATACCACTGCACAGCCTTTTGCTTGTTGCGGTATTGCGCATATATGCGATCTGTACTCCATATGGGCGACACCACATAGCCGGGCTCTACCGCATATGCGACAAAGTACATATCAGGCCTCGCTTTGAGAGAGGGTTGCCTTGAGTGATTCGATTTCGGCGGCAGCGGTGGCTAGCTGGGTTTCCAGTTCGGCGTTATCAGCAAGCGCGCTTTGAAGCTGGGCCGTGATGCCCTCGACCTGCTTGATGGCGGCGGTCGTTGCAGCGCCCAGAACAGCGGAAAGAAGCAGGCCGTTCTGCCCATCCGCGACAGAGAGCTGCTCCGGGGAGTTGATCGTGGAACTGATGATCTCGACACCCTTCGACAACTCGTAGATCGTCTGGTGGTGTGCACCAATCGACCCGTCCTGGTTATGGCGGATCAGCGTTTCATACGGCCGAATACGTTCGGTAATTGCCATTAATCAGCTCACTGTCGTTGTAGTGTTGAGGATCTGCCAGACCGTGCCATTGCTACGGCAGCGCTTGGAGCCGCCGGTTGCGTTGGTTACGTCGATTTCGTAGCCGCTGTAGGTTGCGGCGCTCGGGAGGGTTGTAAGCGTGTACTGGCCGACGCGCACAGGGAGCGCCGCCGTCAGGCTGCCCAGGCACTGAACTTCGCTGTTCGCCCGGACGCGCACAGCGGCGGTCGGCGCAACAGAGCCAATAGGGGTCGTTGAAAGGACGATCTCGCCTGGCGAACTGGTAGAAGTGGCGGCGGCCTCTGTGTTTAGGTCTATTCGCCCAATAACTTGAAATGCTGCTCCGTCGCTTGCTTCCCCAAGGAGAGCCAAGCAGCTACGGCCGGAGGCTACGGCACCGTGAGCGCCAATAGCGCCGTAAGAGCGAGCTCCAATAAATGCAGGGCCCAATACGCCAGTGCTGTAGGAGAAACCTAATGACACCATGTTTCCTGGCAGGCCTCCCATATTGGCAGCGCTGAAGTTTGGATCTCCTACAACGCCACTTGGCATAACCACTTGAAGGGAGCCGGTAGCATTCCTGCCGGCAGCGATCTGAGCCAATGATCCGGCAGTGGTCTGTGCGCGGGTTGATGAATCGGATACAGGTGGCGTCGGCACAAGCGGGCTACTGGTGAACGTCTTTACCCCGGCAACAGTCTCGTTGCCTGTCAGGCTGACTTTCCCGCCGGCTGCCGCAGCACTCGCGGCAGCGCTTTGAGCCGACTGAACAGCTTGTGCGGCAGCGTCAGCCGCTGCCGTGGCCGCGACGGACGCGGTGTCGCCAACCTGAGCCACCGTCCTGAAGTTTTCGTCCAGTTCGGCGTACGTCAGCGGGCGCCCAAGGCCTTCTCGTAACACAATGCTCATGTGATATTCACCGTGATGTTAGTGGCGGTCCAGCGCGACATCTGGTTGTAGGCGATAGTTACGTTTGCCTGTGCGCCGTTGAGTTGCAGCAAGCTGACGTAGCTGTTGCCGTAGGAGCCGATCACTTTGTTGATGGGGGTGAACATGGTGCTGAACGGAACGCTCTCGCCGATATCGAAACCGCTGATCTTGAATCCCACATCAGCCGGGATCAGGTCGCCGGCCGCGTACTCCATCACCGCCTCTTTAATAAGCTGGTCGGCGTTTGGCGGCAGGGTCCCATCGTTCTTCACGTTGATGATCATGATCATGTCGACGTAGAGCGGCCGACTGGCCTTGATCACCTTTTTGTTGGTTGGGTAGCGAGGTGAAGTGACTTCTACCGAGAAAGGCGTTCCGGCCTGGTACAGCAATGCGCCGGGGTTCTTCTTCAGGTAGATCGCCATCGCCACGTCGTCATCGGTGCCGCCGTCGATGACCGGCGCGATTGAGTGCGGCGGCAGGCCGTACGGGTTGTCCACTGTTACCGTGCCGATGTTGGTGTCGTTCTCGTACACCTTGACCCGCCGAACGCCGGGAACTCCGAACAGCTCACCTGTCATCGAGTCGATTTGATTGTTGCCTGGACGCCCTACTGCGGTGGCGCGCGTGACGCGTAGTTGCTCGTCGCGCTGCCCGTCGCTGCCCGGAGTTGCTGGCGCGGCGTTGGTGGCAGAAGCGAGACCGGCCACCACGTCAACGATACGGGTGATGGTGTTCTGGTCGGCTTGGGTTGGCCCGACGACGGTGCAGGTGGCGTTTACGGTGGCATGGCCGCCGCTGTCAGCGGTGACGGCCTGATCGGTTGACCACCGACTGCCAGTGATCACCGACTCAAAGCGATTTCCGGACGGGATCAATGTCCCCGGTGTCGCTGTGAACGTCAGCGTCGTGTTTGACGGGGATCCGCTGGAGCGAATGGTTCCAGTGAGCGAGCAGACGATATCAAGGTCGTTGCCCTTGGCCTTGTTCGGGTCTTTCGAGTTGTAGGCCTGCTGCAGCGTCTCGTCCAAGATGTAGAAGATCTCGGCGTCGTTCGCCATCTTCAGGCCGTCGGGCGTCGAAGGGTCAAGGTTCCACAGCGGATCAATGTCGAGGTAGAACTGACGCTCCTGAGAGAACCACTCGTTTTGCGTCTGTAGCACGTAGCCGGTTGAAGTCAGGCTAGCCATTCAGTGTTACCTCTTCCAGGCCGAACTCGGTGAGAATCCCAGCGGTTACGCTGTATTTGCGGTTTTCGATATTGAAGTCAGCGGAGAAGCTGGTGAGGCGGATCACGCCGGGGGTGTTGGCGATTCGCGCTCGCAGCGCTGCCTCGGCGGCTGATAGGCTGGTGAACTTCCCCAGGATCTGTTCGTACCACGGCGTGCCGTCTGTGATGTCCCGGAAGTACTCGCCCAGGAACAGGCGCAGCCGGGTTAGCACGGTCTGTGCAACCTCGGACTGACCGCTGATGAACTGCTGGCCGCGCGTCACAATGTCGCCGTCGTCGTCCAGTCTGCGAACGGTCATATAATTGGCACTCCGGATACCTGATTGCCGGCGGTGACGCCGGTAGTTCTGTGCTTGTCGAGGGAGATGCCGGCGGCGGTGATGACATCGCCCAGCGGCGTGATCTTCAATCCATTGATCAGGAACGACCCGTCAGCCAGGAGTTGAAACTTCCCGGCGCCGTTCTGCATCAGGGTCGTGCCATCCGCCAGAATGCTGAACTTCGCAGCCCCGTTATCCATGGAGATGCTGTTGTCGTTCTTCAGCCAGACGAATTGGGTGCCAGCCCGGTTACGCATCCGCACGCCATTGTTCTGGAACTCGGGCAAAACGTTGGGCTGAGACCTGAACCCCGGCAAGAACATGGCGTCCTGCATGTTGTGGAAGCGCCCGATCGGGTTGGCCGCCACCCCGCCGCTCTGCACCCATCCATCAATGCAGCGCTGGGAGAACAGGATGTCGCCCTCGCAGCCCGGGTCGATCTGGTATTCGACGCAGTAGTCGCCGCCGGGGAAGTAGACCGGGACCTCGATGATCGGCTCTAAAGTGAACTCCGCGTCACTGATGTCAACCCTGACTATCCCAACCTGGACCTGAGCCAGTTGGGTTTTGGGGTTGAAGGTCAAGATATGACCTGGAACTGAGGTAAAAACCCCCTTCTGCAGCTCGCGGAACGCGTCACGGAGCAGCTTCGCCTGCTTTGCGCGGCCTTCTGACTCAAGCATGCCTACCTCGGATTCAGTGAACCCGCGCAGGCGAGCTTAGTTAGATGGTCATCGCACGAACTGTTGCCCGCGCATGTAGGAGGTGTTGACGGCGGCGATAGCCTCGCCACGGGTGATCACGCCGTTTCGGTTAACGTCCAGGCCCGAGTTCAGCGCGTACTCTTTCTGGTAGGGGCCAGAGTCTCGCGACCACATGACGTACGTGTCCGGACGACCAACCGCCGCCGGCCAGAGCACGGCCAGATAGGCATCCCCTAGATTGCGGATGCGACCTGAGAACGGCTTGTAGTACGCCTCCACGTAGTCGAGTTGGCGTACAGCGGTCATACGTGCGAGTTGTGCAGTAGTCGTTTTGAGCTCAATCGCCGTATCCCTAAGGAACTGAATCAAGCCAGTAGCTGAGCTGCCTGGGTTTCGAACTGCCGGGCTAAAGGTGTATCCGGTCTCAAACCCCATAACCGCCATAAGCCAATTCGGATCCACCGAAAGGCTGTCTGCGATTTCGCGAACCTTGACGCGGAACGCTTGATCCACGCGAGCGCCCCAAATGAGCTTCCCGTTCGATGCGCTCGGAGCCGCGGTAACGTTTGGCTTTGAGCCGACCCTGATCCCGTCCATCTCGACCGACCACTGGTCGCTATGTGAGTCGCCCGAATACTTCAGCGAGAAGACGTTGTATTCACCGTTGGCGCTGGCATCGCCACTGACTTGGGAGATGAACAGATTGCCGGTGTTGTAGGTCGCGAACTCGCTGCGCACGTCGATGATGCTGTTGATCCTGATCGACGGGTTGAGCTGAGCGGATACGAACACCCCGAGGCCGTCCGGGCCCCGCGTAATCTCGGGGATACCGATCATCCCGCTGAACTGATCAACGCGTAACGCTGCTTGGTTCCTTGGCAGTTCTGGCTTCGAGACGTACATCCGGCCCATGTGCTGCAACCAGGTGAATTTATAGGCGTAGGCGAGAGCATCCATGGCCGCCGGGATGTCACCGTCAACCACCAGACCTGTCGCCATTGGCTTGTCGTTGACGAACTGGGCGTTATCGATGTCAATCGGAAGCGGCCACGCGCGGGCCAGGGCGCGGATCACCTCTTCAACCCGCACTCCAACACCGAATGTAATCCGGGCTGAGCCGCGGTCATATGCGGCCGCCCCGGACCTGCAGATGAGCCGGGTGATGATCTCTGTTGAGCCTGGCTCACGCTCGCGTAGAACGTTCGTAACAAGCCCGGAAAATATCCCGTCGATATTGTCGGTGTATCCAGCTTTAAAGATGATGCTGGAGCCTTGGGCAATACTTGATTCTTTGTTCAGGTTGTATAGCCGGATGTCAGCGTAGGAAATCGTGTTGCCGGCCGAGACATCGACATTGAACTGGCACCGAAACTGCGTCGACCCTGATTGCAGGCTAATGTAGGGGGCGCCGTTGATATCAACCGACCAAGCTTTGCTTCTCATGTTTCCACCAGTGGAGGCACCCAAACAAGGAAGTTGTCGATACCGAGATTGTCCATCGTCACATTCCGGCCGGTGAACACAAGTTGCCCTATGCCCGTCCGGTAGCTCTGGATGATGTCGCTACCCGGCTCAAGCATGGCGCCCGACACGATCCTGCTGCCATCACGTAGCAGATTCATGGACCAGGCCGGGGCATCCAGGTAGGAGATAAAGTCGATTTCGAAGTTGATGAAGTTTTCGCCGAGCTGAACGCCAAACCGCTGATGAGCGTTTGCAGCGCCAGCACCTAGGGGAATGGTGAGCATCAGATAACCCCGTCGAGAATTCCGTTAACCGCCTTGGACACGCTGTCGCTCGCCTCCTTGGCGATTAGCTGGCCCTTATTAAGGGCTCGCGCCAGCGCGCTTTGAGATGGGTCGCCGGCCCTTAGCTGATAAATCCAACGCGGGTCGCCGCCGGCGAGTCGATCAAGCTGAATGATTTCCTGTAGCTCGACAATGAACTCAAGTCCACCCTCGTTACGCGGCTCTTTCGTCCGGGAAAGGCGAGTGATCGCCATGTTTTTTAGGATGATGTCGCCTGTGTCGATGTCGAACGGATCGGACTCACTCATCAGCCACAGCAGGAAATCTAGCGTTGAACTTGCTCGCGTTTCGTCGCTGCCAGCCAGCCAGCCAGCAGAAAGGCCAGCCACGGTAGATACGATCGGGTTATCGGTCAGGTTTGATAGCGCGCCGCCCAAGAAGTCCGTCAGCTGCACCTTGACCGGGTTGTTGCTGATTGCGCCCGTCATTGTCCACTTGAAGGGGTTGAATATCCGGTGATCCGAGATCCTCACACCGCTTTCGATAGGGAATGACGTGATCGACACGCTGACCTCCAGCGTGTCTTCCAGCACTGCATCAAACGAATATCCGGCGATGGTTGGAGCTTGGCGCGTGAAAATGTTGACGATGCTCACGGTTATCGCTCCGTAGTTGTCCTCAGGTCGCCTAGGGCTTCATAGTTCTGGCGCTCGGTAACGTTGGTGATCCTGCTGTCTAGGGCCTGGCCGTCGATCTGCAGAGTTACACCGAGTTGGTTTTGGACCTTGATAGGGGCGCGACTGAGGGCGCCGGCGAGTGCATCAGCGCTCGCTTGGCGATCTTCGTCAGGCGTTGATCCGCTGGAAGGCGGCATGCTGTCGGCGGCGGACCGATGCCCAAATATCAAATCATCAGCGGGGGGCGTGGCCACTGCCTGTGGCGGACCTAGCGTTTCTCTAGGGTCATTTCCATCGATCGGCTGATGCGGCTGATTCCATTGGTTAGGCGGTTTTTGCTCGCCCCATTCATCACGCTGATCCAAGTAGTCGATATCGGCTTGAGTTCGTAGGACTTGGCCACTGCCGGCCTCAACCGAGGTTGGCTGTCTCACAACACCAAACAGCTTGTCGAACATCGGGTCGATATACGGCGTCATGAGGTCGGCGAGGCTGATAGCCATGCCGAGCTGACCGGCACCTTTCAAGGCCCCACCAACCCCACTAAGACCAATCTTGGACAGCCCAGCACCTGCGACCGTCGTAGCCGCGCCGATGCCAATACCCGCTGTTGCCTGCGGATTCTCTGCCAGCACATCAACACCCTTGCTGATCTCGGGCCGATACTCCTTGAGAAAGTTGTTCACCCCTGCCGATGCGCCAATCAAGCTTGGCAGAAACTTCTCTGCCAATTCGTTCTTCACGCCTTCGATGATCAGGCCTAGTTGCGCCGAGTTATCAGCAAGCTTTCGGCTGTTCTCGGTGAGTTGGTCGATACTGCCAGTCAGCGCATTGGCGCGCTTCATGGTCTCGTCGAGATTCTCAACGCCACCAGCGAGCGAGCGGAAAACGCCATCAGATAGTCCAAGCGAGCTTTGAACCTGGGCACGCTGCCCCTCATCCAGCTTGGGGATCATGTCCGCCAGCGCGCGCATGAACTCCTCGCCAGTATTCGTCTGGTACAACGAACTGACATCAATCCCGGCGGTGGATAAGTCATTTATCGGCCCGGCATCCCCCTTGAGACGCAGGTTGTTCTGGATCTCTTCGAAGTGGGCCAGGGTTTCTACGGCGTCCGCTGCATCGCCACCCATAAGCTTCAGGGCATTGCCGTAGCTGTACACGGCCGCCTGAGAGGTGCGCAGGTTCTGCGTGGACATTGCCAGCTTGTCTACGCGGTTGGCCACACCAACGATGGCACTGGCGCCAGCTCCGAAGGCCCCCACGAGGGCCGCCGAGATACCAAGGGCATTCGACTTGATCCCGTTGAGGCTTGCGCCAATCTTCTTGTCGCCCGCCTCCAGAGCCTTCGTGTCATAGCCGATGCCGATCAGAAATGACTTCAGTACTTTGCTAGCCATTCTTCGCAGCCTCGTATTGATCCCACAGTTCATCCATGGCTTGGTTGAAGCGCTCTACGTCGGCTATGGAGAGTGAGCCGTCGGCGAGTTGTGCCCAGGTGCACAGCGGCGGGCACACCCCGACAATCCCGACACATGGCCGCATCAGGAACCAATTTACTGCGCTACGCTTCCCACCCCGTCCTGCCGAGCGTCTTTTGCGCCGCTTGGCAGCCAGTCGAAAAAATCGGAGAGGTTCCAACGCAATAGCCCGGCCAGCAGTTGGTTGTACTGCACCATCTTGCCGCTGAAGTCTGCGACGGTGACAGCTCGCTCTGTGCCGTTGAGAAACACGCGGGCCATGAGCATCTGCGCAACCTGGGCTTTCACGGTCTGTGGCATCGACATGAACATCGAGCAAAGCACCTGGTCATCAACTTCAATGCCAGCCTGTGCCGCGGTGGCGAATCGCTCCAGCACGGCGCCGGACAGTAGGGACATCAGCCGGTCCTGATCGACGGCACTGGCCATGGCGGCGTTGTACTGCACTCCGCCGATGGTGAATGGTTTCACGCTCATCTATCAGCCCCTTGTCGCTTCCCAGATGTTGAACTGCATCGTGAACTGATCGTCCGTGATGGTAGAACCGGCCCGGCCGCGCTGGCCGTCGTTCACGATCACGCCTTCTGCGCCAAGGGCCGTCTCCAGTGTGCCAATCTGGGTGAAGGTCAGCGTGATGTTCGCGTTTGAGTTCAGCAGGCCCTGCACGTATGCCGAGTCGGACGAGCCTGGGTTGAGGTAGACGTTCACCTCACGGCCCGGGTTTTGGCGGTTCAAGCGCACCGCGTTGCCGCCCTGTCCCCGGCGCAATTGGCTGCGCGGATCAATCGGTGCGTCCGTGTACGGGGTTGCGGTATCACCCCAGTCCTGGATCTGCCGGCCATTGATGGTGACGACTGTCAGGTCGTTCGAGAAATTACTCAGGCTCATGGGTCACCTATCAATAAACGTCGAGAGAGACGTCAACAATGTGGATGGCGCCGGCGCGGAACAGGCGAATGCGCAGCGGGGCAGATTTTCGGGCAGCGCGGTCGGCATCCGACAAATTGAGGATGTCCTCGGGCTTGGTCAGGATTTCGAAGCCGGCTGTGTATTTCGAGAGGCCGTCGTCCGGATCGATGTAGTTACGCGGGCCCAGGTAGCCGTTGCTGACGAACTGCCGCATGGTCGCCCGTGCTGCGCCGATCAACACCGCCTGGCCGACCGGGGTCTGGCCAAGCTTGGTGGTCTGGTTGGCCACTGCGTTGTATAGCGACGTGGTCAGATAATTGATGCAAGCATCCAGGTTCACTACATCGTCGATGTACTCGCCGTATGTGCTGTGCGTGAACGTGTTCAGCCAGCGCCCAGCGTCCGACGAGCCTTGGTTATCTACAACGCTGTAGAAGACTGCCTTTTTCTTCGGATCCAGCATGGCGGTGTAGGCGGTGCCATCCAGGTTCTCTGCAATTACGCTGGGCGACTTCTTGAATTCACCGGTGATAGTTGAGCGGTCCGCGCTGTAGTTCACGACCGCGTAATGCTTGGCCAGCGCCGAACCGGCGTAAGGATCGGTAGCGTGAGGGGCGGTGTACGCGTGCCGGAAGCCTGCCGTGGTCAGCGCGCTTGCGATGTCCGTAGTGAGCGCAGGATTGCGGATATCAGTCGCTGCGGTACCGGTTTGGTTGTCGATGAACATGCTGGTGTTGTCTTCGCACCATTGCGCGATGGCCAGCACATCCGCTCTTGCAGCCAAGATAGGCGCGGTCCACATGGTCCAGTACCACCATAGCTTGTTGCGAGCCTTGTTCAGCGTCTGCACGCGAGTGGTGTCGGCAGTGGCAACGCCATAAACCTTCAGTTCACGGATAGCAGGCGTACCGCCAAGCCAGCGCTGAGCCGCCTTGTAGGTCTCTGTGGTGTCCGCGAAGTCAACAGACAGCGCAGCGAGGGTGAAGTAAGACCGGTAAGTGTCCGGCAGGAAGCCTACTGGCAGGCCGACCTGTGGCGCGAACAACATGGCGCTGGCAAAGTTCGCAGTGCCCAGGCCGGCCGGGCTGATCCGGGCATTAATCCGGATGATGTTGGTAGCTGGATAGCTCACTGTGCTAGCTCCATTGGGTTATGTGGGGTCGATTACCACGCTGAAGGTCTGGATGACCTGCGCTTTTTCGTTCTCAAGCACCACGGAAGCGCTGAGGATGTTGTTGATTTCGGTGATGCTTATCGCCTCATACATCAGGCGGATGGTGATCTGGGCGCGCTGCTCGAAATTCGCTGATTGCAGGCTGGTCAGGTTGTTGACGCCATCGGTGCTGTTCCAGCCGATCTTGGCCTTGAACAGCATCATGCTCACGTCGGGCCGCTTGTTGGCCTGCTTCAGGCGCTCGGCGTACATCAGGGCCTCGCCTCGGTAAAAGTTGATGCTCGCCGAGCACATGATCTGTGCGCGAACATCGAACTCGACCAGGTCGCCAGGTATATCGCGTGACGTGACATTGGCCTGACCGCGCTCACCGACGGACTGACGCGGCGTGATCGTCGCGTATGCGCCCTTTGGTGCAGGCATGCTGCTTGGGCCTATCTGATCCGCCAGGATGCACTCAGGCACGCCGGTCGCCAGCATCACAATCGGTCGCAGCTTTGCGAATAGCTCTTGGTTGGTCATGCTGGGCCGCCCGACTGGTCGTCAATCCGCATAACGAGGACCTTGCAGTAGTTCCGCCAATAGCGGTTGTCGCACTTGACCGCCTTCCACTGCTGCCCCAGGAATTCCCAGGTGCCCGTCTGGTCGATCAACTGCATCTCGCCCTGATTGATGTAGATGCGGCGCAAGTCGGTGATGCGCTCGCCACCCTGGCGGATGAAATCGACTTCGCGGTCACTGGCGGGCTGGATGTTCACGATGTAGGGCTTGGTGTCAGGTACGCCTGGCGTCCATATGCCGTCTACCCAACCACCGCCCACATCAACCGTGCGGCTTGCGGCAACACTGACGAACACGTCATCAATGTGGCCTTCCATTGAAAGGCTCAATCTAATCCCTCCTCGGCCGGGCCAATAGACACTTTGTGCGTGACCGACTGGCGCATGGCGCCGGAGTCAATAAGCGGGTTGCTGCTTCCTTTCTTGCGGATCGTCGATGCTGCGTTGGGCGGCGTCTTCAGGTCGGTCATGTAGACCTTCACCGCAACCGCAGCAACGACGCCCACCGCTTCAAGGATCTGGTCCATGGACTGACCGGCCTCCATGCCATCCTGAATGATGAGCAGCACCTCTGGCGTCGCTTTTACCACTCCAGGCTCAAGCCACTCCCTTGCGGGAATATCGATGTTGTGGGGTTGAGTGACGCCGAGTTCCATATAGCCGGCGCCCTTCTTGAGGAATCGCACCTCATCACGATCGGCTGCAGCCTTGCTGGCATATCCGTAGGAAGTGCCGCCTGGATGCTTGATTGTCGCGCCAAAGTTGAGCATCGCACCAAGTCCGGCCATGGTCAGATCACCCGACTCAACGTCGCCAGCCTCTTCATGAATGCCAACGGTGACAACCTTGTTCGACTTCAGCGCGTTCAGCTCTTTCGCCAGTTCGTCCTGCAGTTCCTGAAAGCCCTGGATGTCGAGAGTGATCATCTAAACCGCCTTGGCACCCATCCCGGCGCGCTTCTTGAGCCTGTAGAACTGCTGGCCGTAGTTGGTGTAGGTCAGCCAGTCGGTGCCGGCGTCCATCATCTGCGGCACGCGGTAGGCGATCGATTCATCGCCGACTGACTTCTGGGCCACGTTCAGGCGCGCATCGGATCCCGGGGGGGCGGTTGAGCCGAGGGTGGAAAAGTTGGTAGCCAGCCAGTGAGCGGCGAAGTACTGCATGCCGCGCCACTTGAAGTTGTCGCAGGTCAGTTCGAGGGCGCCCCACCGGCTTGAGCCTGTCTCGGTACCTGCCTCGCAAAGGGCCTCAACGATGTACTCGTCGGGCCACTTCGTTGCGTCCGTGAACGCCTTCAGAACTGGATTGCTGCGGAAAGCCGCAATCATCTCGGGGGTGATTAACATGGGCTCTCCAGCTATGAATGGTTGGGCGCCAGGCGCCCGGGTGTTACTCGGTCTTGGCAGCCTTGGCGATTTCGTCCAATAGGCGTGCCTTGCCCCAAGTCTTGTTGACACTTACGCCGGCGCGGCCAGCCCGCTCGCGCAGGTCCTCGATGCTTTCTTCGCCATCGCCTTCGTCTTCGCTTTCCAGCTCATCAGCGCCAACTCGGCGCAGGTCGCCGTTCTTCAGCAGAGCTTTGACGAAATCGATCTTTGCGGCGGCGTCCGGCACCTCGACTGCTGGGTTTTCGCCAGGCAGGATCGGGTAGCTGGTCTCTTTGTCGCCCACCAGGTGGTTGATGGTGATCAGTCGTGCTGCTTCGTTCTTCAGGAACATGTCGAATCCTCGCCCGGAGTCATTGGCCGCCGCCCCGGGCATAGCGGAGGCGGCCACGGATCGGCTGGTTAGAACTGGTCGCGGTACGCGCCAGAGAACGGATAGCGGAATTCAACGCCGCTGATCTTGTACTCGCACGGCACGCTGACCTTGAGGTTGTGCATCTGCGGAGCCAGGGAGCGCCACGGGATCGGAACCTGCATACCCAGGTTCTCGTCGTTCAGCTCGTAGGCCAGGATGCGGTCCTTGTTGCCGTTGCTGACGCCGGCCTTTGCCAGTTCGGCGGCGGACAGTTGCAGGCGGCTCTTCACGATCGGAGCGTTGCCAGTCAGAGCCGTGTACTGGTTGTTTTCCAGGAAGTACTTGAGAACAGTTTTTTCCGGGAATTGCGCAGACATCGGCATGCTGGCGATCTTCGCAAAGCGAGCGGCGTCGAGAACGAGCATCCCGAACACATGCACCGTGGCAGAGTTGATGTAGCCGTCCACCAGGACCTGGTTCAGGTCTGCCGCGATCTGGGTGCCGGTGGTGGCTGGGTCGTACCAGTTCAGCGTGGAGTTCGACAGCGCCAAGTTTGGGTTGTTGAACAGACCGGTCATGCCGCGAGCGGCGTCACCGAAGTAAGCCACACGCTGGGTGTGCTCCTGGGCGCCACGGAAGGCCAGCCGCGCCTTGGTAGTATCCAGAGGGATGCGCAGCTGCTGCGATTTGCGCAGTTCGTCCAGGCTGTAGCTGTATTTGTTGCCGGCATAGCCGATTGGCACGACCGACTTGTTGGCGTTGATGGTCACATCAGGCAGGTCGTCGGCACTGGCGCCGATGAATTTGCCGATGGTCACGCCGTCGTAGCTGATGTAGTCCCACTGATCCACCCACTCAGGCAGAGAAGTGTCGACCGGGATCAGTTCCATGTAGTTGATCGAGGCGTACTTGGCCTCGTAGATACGAGATTCCAGGCTTGCCAGTTGGCTGATGTAGAACGCCAGGCCGTCGTCGAGGGTCGGCAGACCGTCGTTGAAGGTCACTTGGTACGCATCACGGCCAATCTGGCGCGCGATTGCGGCATCGATGGCTACGACGATTTTCTTAAGCTGAGTCATGTCGATTAGCCCCCGACCTTCAGAGAAATTTTAGCCAGCGCGCCGGCGGCGGCGGTGCTGACCCATTTGGCGTTCGGGATCAGGACTGCCAGCGTAGCGGCGGCGCCGATCACGTTAGAGAACTGGCCCTGGTTGGCGCCAGTGCCGTCGCCGACTACCAGGTAGACCGGGTCATCCTTGACGACTGCTACGCGGGCGGTCACCCAGATAGGCGCCATGGTCTCGACGGTCATGTCGCGTTTCGCGACAGCGCCGAACACGTCAGTAGTGGTGTAGGCCCGGTTCAGCTCGCGACGTACAACGCCGACGAACTGGAGCGCGGTCGATGCGGCGACCGGCAGCTTGGCGCCGTCGTCACCGTCGCTCACTACGCCCAGGCCGTAGGCGATGTTGACGGTACCTTTGTTGAGCTTGGAGACGCCGTTGGACACTTCGCCGTCAGCGACCATGCCCGCATAGGCGACGCCGTGGTTGATTGCGTTACCACCTTGAACTGGCATGGTTAGGCTCCTTTCTGTTTGTGGGCGCCGGACAAGCTTTTCTTGTGCGCCTGGTATGGGGTCGGTGCGGCGTCAGCGGTAACAGCTGGGTTCGCGCCATCCTTGGACAACTGCACGAACTGGGCGAAGAGTGCGGCGGTGTCACCGGTGGGCGCCTTAGGCTTCTTGCCACCTTTGCCGTCGTCTTCCTCTTCTTCCTCGTCCTTGTCGGACTCGGCATCGAAGGCTGCTTCGACGTAGCCGGCGGACTTGTCCGACCAGTCACGCTTCGGCAGGGCAACAGCCAGGGCGGCGCGCTTGATCTCGATCACGTCGAGGCTGTCGCATGTGAATTCATCGCCGGCGACCTTGCGGGCCAGGGTCTGAGCTGCGCTGATGGCTTTGACGCGCTCGCCGATTGCGACATCGCCGGAAGCCTTGCGGGCCTCGACCAGGTCTTCAGCAGCCTTGTCAGCGGTCGCCTGAGCCTTATCAGCCTTGGTTTCCGCATCGGTGGCACGCTTCAGCAATCGGTCGAACGAGTCGGCGACCACTTGGGCGTTCGCAGGATCAGCAACATCAACGCTGCGCCCGCTATCGGTGGTGATAAGTACAGGCATTGTGTTGCCTCCTGGGTTGTCGTCGAAGAAACGGGCGACACTGCCCGCCCTTGCGTTGGAAACCACCGCTTGGTGGTTGATGGTGATGTTTCGCTGGGTGTATTCGCATTCCTGCCCATCTACGATGAGGCCAGGGGTGTGGACGTATTCAGCGGTGTAGCCGGCGGACAGTTCGCACTTGCCAGCGTTGATATCGTCGATGGTCTTCTGATCTTTGATGATCAGATCGCAGACAACGAAGTCGCCATCACGGCGACCGGCGCCGCGCACCTCACCTACAGCCACGGCCTTGTAGTTCTTCGCGGTCACCAAGTCCTTGGGGTGGTCATTGGTGACTGTGGCGCCGTCGTACGTGCCCAGTGACGAGTCGTTGAACACCTCGTCCTCTGGTCGGAACACGCGGACAACCCGCATTGGGTCGCCATCAAGGCCAAGCTCGCGGGCCAGGTATTCCTGAATCCCGGTGCGGGCGACTCTGCCCGGAACCTTGAGGAAGCCCTCGTCGGTGTATTCGCGATGGGTAATGCGCTGCCCTACCCGGTCGAAAACCGTGCACTTCATGTTGCGGCCTCGCGGATTGGATGAATTAGCGGTAGACGCCCGGCGCTGTGCGGCCTGCGTCTTGGTTGGCCTTGACCTCGCGAGCGCTCACTGGGCGCGCGATGCAGCGGCATTGATAGTCGGAGCCGGGTTTTATCGGCACGCCATCGGAACTCAGCGGCAGGTCGTCCCAGCGGTAGATCCCTTTGCCGTAGGCGGTGACCTTGTTGGCGATCTCCGAGTGGCGATGCCGGACACGGCTGTCGTCGGAGTCAATCCACTGGAAGTACTCAAAGCCGGCGCCCTTCTGCTGCTTCTCGGCCAACTCGCCGTTGATCTTCGATGTCTGGTCGCGGGCAATCATCTTGGCGCGGCGCTGCGTGACGCCGAACTGTTCCTGCAGGGCCTTCTCGATGTAGCCAGGCCGCATGCCGGAACGCATGTTCGCCATCACCAGCGCCTGTACCTCTTCCAGGTATTTGGCGGGGATGGACTTGATCAGCTGGGCGTTCTGCTGGGCCGAGGCCTTCAGGTAGTCCTGCATGGCGGTATTGCCGCTGTACACGTCAATGCCGGCCGACTTCTTCAGGTCGCGCTCGGACTTCTTGAGCGACGACTGAACGAACTCACCGGCAATGCGCGCACCGGCGGCCTGCACCGTCGGCGACGACCAGCGACTCACCAGCGTCGAGATGGCGTTGAGGATCAGGTCAGACCAGGCATCAGTCGTGACCACCGCGTCCTGCGTGTACTCCGGAGCCAACTGGCGAACCAGCGGCATGATCTCCTTGCTGATCGACTCCTTGACCTGCTTCACCAGCCGCTGCAGCTTGGCGTTGTACTGGATGCCGATCATGTCCATCAGTTAAGGCCTCCTGGGCGGCGGTGCTGGCGGCCGCTCAGGTCGAGAGCCAATTAGGTCAGCCCGAACCTCGACGCAATCCATATCCCTGACTGTTGCGTCGCGCCATGTACCATCTACGTTCGCCAGCTGTACCTGAAGGACGAGGCGCCCGCGCCAGGTTGTGCGGTAGCGCGTCTTGCCATTCAGGTTCATTGGTCTTCGTCCGTCGGCGGGTCGTTGAACATGGTCAGGTCCTCGTCAGCCTCCAACGCTTCGATCTTCTCGTCGTCGAACTGGTAAAGCTCTTCGGCCTGCAGACGGCGCTGGATCTGGCTGGTGGTGACGACCCCGCCATCTTTGTAAAGCAGGTCGGTTTCGGCCTTGGCCTTGTTGGCAGCAGCGATCTGCACCGCATCAGGCTGCTTGAACGGGTTCCAGACGTAGTTGAAGTCGTCGAGCCAGCGACCTATCGCCGAGCGCACCATCACCTCGTCGAGCTGACGAAGGCCGGGATCGATCTGTGTCAGGCGCCGCGAGGAAAGGTGGTTGTAGTAGTTGGTGTCGTCACCCTGCCCGTCGTTGCCCAGCCCCTTGGCAGACTCACCGAACAGGCGCGTAACCGGGATACCGGCGGCACCGGCAATCCAGGTCATGAGCAGGTCGAGCACCGGCGCTACCCCGGAAAGGTCCAGGGTCTTGCGGTCATAGGTCTCGGTCTCATCGAGCAGCGCCAGGTTGATCGACGACTTCATCATGCTGAACAGGGCGTACCGCGCCGTGATGGCGTCGTCCTGATCGCTGGCCAGTTCATCCGAGAGGCCTTCGCGCTTGATGATGTCGACGTTCGCTTCCTGCATCAGCTCGGCGATGCCGTCCTTGCTGGCTACGATGTCCATTACGTCGTCGAGGCACTTGCGCAGCTCTGAGTCGCCCCAGCCCTGCGTCTGCGCGCGCTGGCGACGTGGCAACTTGGCACCAGCGAACCGCGCGAAGTGCGTCCAGTGGATCATCTGGGCGCCGGCAGCAATGGTGTAGAACTCCGGCTGCAAGTAGTTCGCGGCCAGGATGTTGGTTTGGTTCAGGTCCATTGGCGTCATGTCGAACCGATCCAGCACCAACAGGCGGTACAGGTCGCCCTTCTTGATCTTCTCCGGCTTGAGCGGCTTGGTCAGGTCCTGGTTGGTCAGCATGAGGATGCCGGCACCACCGTACAGGCGCGCCCAGCTTGTGGCCTCACTCACCATGGCTGGCAGTTGCAGGCGGTCTTCCTCGGCCCGGATCACGTCCGCGTCGTCGCACTTGAGGGTGCGCCACTCGCGGGTCATGTCCTCGGCCGGGTAGTCCACGATCGCGCGGGCAAGCCAGCTGGTCTGATACGCAGCATCCAGCTGCTGGAAGTCGTTCAGGAACCCGTACTGGAACTGGTTGTGGGACCGCTTGGCCTTCTGCGTGCCCAGGCCGGACACGACGTTCACCAGGCCGTCACTCGACGACTTGATCTGCGCCTCGTACTTCTGAGCGGCCCGCACAAGGGCTTTGCCCAGCTTTTTGTCTGCTGGCACTAAGCCCTTCTTGCTCATGGGGTCACCGAATTGGTTATAGGAGGTCGCGGATCGAGCGCTTGCCCTTGATGTAAACCTCGGACAAGGCGTCGATCATCACGTCTGTCTGGTCGTCGTACTTGTGGCTGTCGTCGGCGGTGAAGGATGCGACCTCACACACGAACTCGTAGTTTTGGCTGTCGTCGTAGGGCAGGCAGACCAGTTTGGCAGCGTGGAAGCCTTGAACATCCAGGGCACGGGTCAGCTTGTCGCGATCCCGAGGGACTGGCGTCACCTTGAGCGGTAGGCGCTTCTCCATCTCCTGGATCAGGCCGGTACCGCTGGATTTGTCCTCGACGTAGACCCGGCGCAGGATGCCGTTGGCCTTCCCGTTCTTGGCCCAGGCACCTTTGACGAACACTTCGAACTCACGGCGTAGCGTCTTGGCGTCCATCCGCCCGCGCTTCATGCCGACGCGATAGATTCGCCCCTCGAACACGCCCCACTCCGCGAACACGGTCCAGTCGTTCCAGGTGTTGGTCTTCTGGGCGGTGTCCGCGGTGATGAAGCGATAATCGAACTTCTCAGGTAGCGGAAGATCAGCACCAGCATCCACGTCTCCGTAGTACTGGAAGTCATCAGCTGAGAAGATCCCGCCGTCGAGCGTGTGCGGGTCCTGCATGTATTGGCTGCTGAAGGTGTACGGGTGAGCCGTGCGGAGCGCGATCAGGTCGTGAACGCTTTCCTTGGCTGGCCAGTACGACCAATAGCCGTCTACCTGCTCAGACCCGCACACGCTCTTGACGCAGCGCTCGCGGATACCGTCGGGCAGTGAATCGATATAGTCCTGATTGACCAGCGCAGGGATCTTGATGTGAAGATCGATCTTCAGGCCCATGCCGCCCGACAACAGGAACGCCGTCGAGTCGTCGACGTGTCCACGCTGCTGGATGGCAACGAACGGCGTGCCGCTGTGCGCCTTCCGGCTGCGCAGGGTGTTCACCAGGCGCGTGTGCGACTTGCGGCGCTTCGCCTCACTGAAGAGGTCGTCGATCTTGTCCCAGTCATCCGCCTGGATGTGGCCGGTATATCCATCACCCATGTAGCCGCCACGGACACCCGTGATCTGGCCGCCACTTGAGCGGCTGAACAGCTGGTGGATACGCTTCCCGTCCCGAGCCAGTGTCCAGTCGTCAACCTTGTCCTTCTCTATTTCGAAGGGATAGAACTCGCGGAACTCGGCAGATTTGACCAGGGCGCGGCTGCGCTCACTGTTCTCATCTACCAGGCTCTTGGAATAGCTGGTGTTGAGGATGCGCACCCGGCGGTGCTTGACCATCGTGTAGACCGGCAGGTGGACAGACCAGAACTCGGTCTTGGTGCCGCCCGGCGGGATGTTCACGACGATGTTCTGCGCGTCACCGGCAAGCATCTGGCGGGCCGCGTAGTCGAAGTAGTGGTGGTGCCAGTTCGTCCTGAAGCTGTCGCCCTGCGTGATGTTGAACCACAGGCTGGCGAAGGACAGCGGGCTATGCTCACCCGCCGCGACCAAAGCAGAGCGCTCAGCGTGGCTCAGCGCGTCCCACTCGATCGGTTTGATAGCCATCAGTCCACCAGCTTGTCTACCAGGGCGGCGATGAGCGATTGATCGACAGGGGTGTGACCCGTATTACCACCGGGAGCTCTGTCACCTTCAGCCTCATCAAGATTGAACGCCTGGCGCTCAAGCATGACCAGCGTCTTCAGGGTGTCGGCCAATTCCTTCATGGTCTTGGTGCGATTCGGGAGAGCGCTCATCTTGCTGGCCAGCTTCAGGACATCGGCCATCGCATCGCCGTCTTCGTGGTCACCATCCTTCAACTGAGCAATCAGTTCCTTGATGGTGCCCTGCTCGTCCGTCAGCGCTTCCAACTCGTCCAGCAGTTTGTTGGTGATCCGGCGCGACCGTCCGATGTCAGCGCGATGCGCGATCCGGACATCAGCAATGACCTGGGCGTTTGCATCAACAATGCCCTTCTCGGTTAACAGCCGTTCCTTGTTAACCTCGCTGTTAACCACTTGGTTGTTAACCAGTGCATCAGCCTTGGCCTTGATCTTCCCGGCCAGGTCTCGCGTCCATCCGTCACGCTTGGCGCGCTTGTGGATGGAGACGTGCGATACGGTGCAGGTTGTTGCGATCTCTCGCACTGACAGCACACCAGCCCTGTAGAGCTGCTCGATGCGCTCCCAGTCGGTTGGTTGCTTGTCGGTCATGTCATTACTCTTCCTTGACTTGATGCTTGAGGATCACGGAATCGAACTTGGCAAATACCGCGACTACCGATCCTTTAGAATCCAGGATGTGCAGAAATCCATGCATGTCGATATCCGAAGTTGCGCCAGTAACGAGATCAACCCGATTACCGTCATCACTGGTGACTTCCAGTTGCACATCCGCATTAATTCGCTCGCCCATCTCAATTCTCCGCGCCACGTTTTCGAATGCGCCAAATCGTGGCGCGCTTAATTCGTTGGTTCGTCCGGCTTGTCGTCAGTGCGCAGTGCCGGCTGCTGGATCACCCGGAACACGGCAACCCCTATACCAAGGGCCATGTTGACCGAGGCGAAGATCAGCGGGTCTACCGCACCCTGGAACGCTGACCACCCGGCCGCTGCCGCATTGAGGGCAACACCGAGGATTGCCAACTGAACACTGGTCATGCGCCAGAACTTTCGCCATTCAGGGATTAGGGTCATGGGACATCTTCGCTGCTGGTAGTTGCTCAAGGCTTTCGGCGTAGCGCTTCCACTGGTCTCGGCTTTTGAGGGCCTGGCGCAGCTGGCCGGACAGATCCTCTGCCGGGACGCATGCGGCGCTCGAATACCGGTAGACCGTAGTCTGGATTGCTTGAGGCGGGTCTTGGGGTATCTGCTGCTGAGCGCATCCGGCGAGTAACACCACGGCAATCAGCAGGCACTTCACTTTGGCCGCCCGGTCTTCACAAGATCACGCAGGCTCTCACCCACTTGGTTGATCTGGAACTCTTGGCGCTGGGTGGTGATACGGAGGGAGTCGACGAACTTGTCTGTCGACTCCCTTGAGCGCTCCAAAGAGTCCACCCGCTGCCCTATCAAGGCTTGACTGGTCTGGTAGGCACCAAGCTGTGCCTGGAGCTGTCCTAGCGAACTCACCACGTACACGAAGGCGCCAATAGCCCCAGCCGACAGGATCGTTTGCAGTATCGGCACGGCGACCTTGAACGCCATGCTGTCTGCAATGCGCGATACTTCTGTCATAGGGGCACCAGGGAATTAAAAGGGCCTCATTAGGGTAAGGCCAAGATGCAGCAAGGAGCATCAGAATTGGGGCAATAAAAAACCCGGCGCGGTGGCCGGGTTCTTATTAGTCAGTCCTACACACGCAGGAATGACAGGATGGGGGAATAATGCGACATGGCGACATGATATGCAAGCCCTTTTGAGGGACTCAATCGGTCACCACATATCGCCCACTTTCTACGACCATATCGCACACTCGCTCACGAATTCTTGCCATGTGATCGCGTACGCGTAAATCGGTTTGCGCCCGCTCCACCGCGACGATGTCACCGACCAGCACAGCGTCTCTCGGCTCAAGAATGCAGACCCTTATCTCGCCATTGATCTTCAGGTAATGCCGTGGCCGGCTCATGCCGCCTCCACCGAAAGAACGCCAACCGCCTCAAGCATGTGTTGTGCTTCCACCAGCGCTTCGTTCACAAGGCTTTCCAGCGCTCCCTTGATCGACTTGTTCCAGCGCTGATAGGTGCGCTCCGTCAGGCCCTGAGAATCCCAGTTCGTCATGTCGTAGTTCGACTCGGCAAGGACGATCATCTCCCCCGGCTTCGACTCGGCGACCGACCTGGCGTGCTTGTTGGCGCGGGCAACATCTGCATCAGCCGCCTTGTTGCGCCAGTCCCACTGGCCATCATCCTTGTTTTCCCGATGCTTTGGCGCCTTGACCTGTACCGCGGCGCGCTGGATGCCCTTCGACTGCTGCGGTACCGCCCAGACCAGCACGGCCTGCTGAGTGAATCGAAGTGGCGCCGGCGTAGGCACAACCGCGACCAGGCGACCGATTGAATCGATCTTGCGCCCACGATGGGTGCTGTACTTCGCCACCAGCGCATTCCAATGGCGCGGGCTGAGCTGGGCGTGTAGCAGCTTGTGAACGATGCAGTCGGCGAGCAGTGCGGCATCCTTGCCGGTGATCTCGCCTTTGAGCTTGCTGGTCTGCACGCGCGGTTCGACATTACACCCGCCGGCGCTGTTGATGGTCTCGGAGGCCAAAGCCCTGACCACTGCGGATATCACGCTGCGATAGTTCATGGCCGAGCCCTCCACCAGGTAATGACCTGTCCTTCCAGGAAGAACCAGGCAATGCAGATGATCGTGGTGATCGTCACTGTGATGGTCATGCTGCAGCCCTCTTCAGCTCTTTGGTAAGCGCCCGGTATTTGGCCTTGATGGCCTTGATCTCTTCCACGGTGTACTTGCGAGTGCTCTGGTCGGCCTCCAGCGCATCGACGGCCTCCTGGCCAATGCGCGCGATCAGGCCGATCCGGTAGTCCACGGCGTTGCCGGAAAGGAACCGGTTGTCCTGCTTGCTTTGGGCGTGGCAGTTGCGCTCATCGAAGCGCAGGTGAGGTGCGGAACCAACGCTGCGGTAATGGCCGGCATCGACTGCGTTGCCGCTCCAGTCCAATGGCTTGCCGCTGGAGATGCACAGGTGTCCGGCGGCCTGGTCACGAGTGCGGATGTATTCGTTGAACGCCTGTTGAGCCTCGCGCATGTGGTCGCCGCGACTTTTCAGGGCCTCTTTGCGCACCTTGATATCGGACCGGCCCACATCAGCAAGAGCCTTGCGCGCCTTCGCTTCGTTCACGTCCTTGATGGCGAGGCCGCACTTGGGGCTGCACACCTTCTGGCCGAGGCGCTGAGGGGCGAATGAGGCCCCGCAATCTGGGTTTTTGCAGGTCTTGGCCTTTGGTTGCTTGGTGGAGAGGCTCATGCGAACACCCCGCGGAACCATTCCAGCAAAGTCCGTTTTGGACGTGGTTTTTCCATACCCGCTTGATACCCAGCCCGGTATTGCTCCATGAATGGGTGGCGCGAATACTTCAGACCATTACGGTTTCGGCCATCACGGTGCCCTTCTTCGTATGCCTGGCGCTTGCGTTGAGATGTTCTGCTCATGCCACCACCTCCCGCGACTTCTGCTGCTCTGGGGCGAAATCGCCGCGCAGGGGCATTAAGTGAGACGGGAGTGCGAGGCAGGCTCCGCGTGTATCTTGAATTCCAGATATCAAGCCATTGCCGATCACAAGCCAGCACTCGAACCCAGAGGCATTGTTTACTGGGCGGCCATCCTCGGGGTCCAGCCATGCGCTAATTTGTGATGGTTTCAGTAGTTCGACGAGTTCACAGGTCTTGCCAATATTTCTCGGGTAGCTTCGCGCCCCAACAATCAGTGCCAGGTCACCCGGCTTGAAGTTATGGCTCATGCGGCCTCCTGGCTAAGCAGGTCAGAGAAGTACACGCCCTGCGGAGCAAAGCGCGCGACGATGCGGTCGGTGTAGGCGATGCCCTGGGCGCGATTGAAAAGGCTGGTCACCGGAAAGCCGTCCGGCCCGAACAGGTGGCACTCGCCCATCATGTCCAGCTTGGTTTCGTACGGGAGGTGACGCATCACCCGGTACCACTCGGCCTGGAACCCGGAATCATCGTTCAGCAGGATCTGCACGCCGACGTGCAACTTGCAGTACTTGCGGGCCTCGGCCGGGTCACCGATCTGGGTCATCTCGGCGATTCGCTTGTACATCGCGAACCAGAGGCGGTTCTGGTCCAGGGTGCGATCCTTGCCCGGGCGAAGGCTCACCACCACGAAGTGCTTGTCCTCGAACATCTTGGACATGCGGGTGATGGCCTCAGTGAGCATGGAGCGGCAGTTGACACTGATCTTATCGGTCATTGCAGGCCACCCTTTGACCCTTCTGGGTCAATGCTTTCAGACGATTTATGGTCTGTTTGGAGGCCGCCCTCTGACTGCTCTCCCTTGCCCCTGGCGGCGTCGATTGCTTCGTCCGCGAATTTCCCAAGGAAAAGGTTTGTGCGCTCACTCCATACGGCAAAAGGAGAGCCGGTGGCCGTAGGGTTGCGAACGAATCTCCAGCGCTCCGCATCCTTACGCATCGATTCCTGCTTGTGGATGGTGTTGATCAGTCCTTCAACCTGCTCATTCAGCCGGCTGTTGGCCTCTTCGTAGGCATCGTTGTCTTTGGTGCGTACTTCGACGCCGAGCAGCATGCCGAGCAGATCGGCCATTTCAGGAAGATCGGCCAGAACGTAATGATCATCCGACTCACGGACATACTCGAATCCACGCTTCAGGCATTCAGCCTGCCAGTCAGTTCGTTCCTTGCGCAGCGCCGCGTTCTCGGCCTTGAGCTTTCCCAAATCGCTCATCAGCCCGGCGGCCATGTTGTCGATCTGCCCAATAACGCTGGATGCCTTTTCGAACGGTTGGAAATTAGGCGAATCCTTGGCGTAGAACCTGCGCCAGATCGCCAAAGCCAAATCGGTCGCCTCGCGCAACGCTGCGGCGTTATCGGCCTTGAGCTGGTCGCGCTCCCACATCACCAGCAGCGCATTGGTGGTGGACCGACCCACTTCCTCATGCACCTTCATTTCGGCCCATACACGAGCAAGCCTTGCTGTGGAGGCAAGCTTTACGTTCTCGGCGATCAGGGCCAGGACACCATCGGCAAGAGCTTTGTGGCTTTCGTCGCCACAGAACCGGCGATCCGTCAGCACGCGATCTACCAGCCGCTTCAATTCGGTATAGTTGCTCATGCTCTGCGCACTCCCTGCTTAGCCAAAGACTCACGCTCAGCACAAGGCGTGCACAGCGTCACCCCCGGAATAGCCACACGACGGCCCTCCGGTATCACCTCTGAGCACTCCACGCACTCTGTGGCGCTTATTCCGGTGTAGCGAGGGATCTGGGCAAGGGCTTGCTTGCGTGTCGCTTCGATTACTTCGTCAGCCTGATCGCAGATGTCGGTCATTGTGGGAGCTCCTGATTCTTGTTCTGTCCGTCGGCAACTTGCCGCTGAAGTAATGCCAGTCGGTCAGCCAAGTCGTTCGCCGCAGTGATGCGCAGCAAGACCTTTTCCTCTTCGCTGGATTTGCGCATGTGCTGGAGGGCTGACTTGATCACGCCGATACGGCCCTTGATCTCAGCGCTGGGCTTGGCGTTTCCAGCAGGGCCACCAAGCAGGCCCGCAATGGCGCGACCGTCATCGGTGATTGGCTCGTGCGTAAGATCAGCCAAATACATCTGGCCGCGTTCACGAGGGATGCGCTTCAACTCGACAGCCTTGTTGATGGCTTCCAGTCGGCGGCTGGCGTCAAAGCCGATGGAGACGTGCCAGTTGACCGGCTTGCACTCTTCTCGCGATTGAGTGACAAGGCGCTCGTAGGCGCTTATGAAGGCCATGCGCGCACCAACCTTGTCGCCAAGGTCAAGCACGGGTCGAGCGGCACCCAGCGCGAGCTGAATCTCATCAGTCATCACAACGGTATCGCTCTCGTCACTAGACATCAGGGCGATTGACCACGCCTCATCCTTGCCGGGTCGCCCATCGGACGCCTGGATGCGCTGAAGAATCGATGCAAGGGTGAGCTTGCCTGTGAGTTCTCGGCGGCAGGCCTGAAGAGCTGCGCGAATGTCAGACGCCTCGTGCACCGCAAGGTCCTCAGCCATCAACTGAGCCGCGTTAGCGCTTATGGTCTGGCCCAGGGTCTCTGCGGTAGCGCAAATAGCGCCAGCGAGCAGTGCAACGTCGTCAGAGGAAAGCATTGCGCTCACCACCCGCCCGAATGTTGCGGGCAGCCTCTTGTGCAGCGTTCATGTTGGCCTGGGTGTTCTCGACTTGTCGGGCAGTCACTGCGTTGACCTGGCGCCCAGTGATCCACTGTGTACGAATGCCTTCAGCGCGAGCTACGAGCAAGCCGAACTCATGCGATGCGCGGATGAAGAACGAGTCGTTGATGGTCACGTAGAACATCGCGACCTGCGGGGCCTCAATAGCCCCGAGGCGCTGAACAAGCTGAGCAATCTGGCCATTGACCTTGGCGTTACGAACTGGCTCAACACCGTAGCGCTCCAGGTACGCGATGGTGTACGCATCCCATGTGCTGGCATTGGCAATCTGCGCATCAGTCTTTTGCTTTGCTTTTGGCTTAAAGACTTGGATGTTCGTCGGCGCCGGAGCCTCGGTGATCGGCAAGGTTTCTGAATCCGGTATCAGAACATCAGGAATCAGTGAATCAGGAATCAGAAGATCAGAATCAGAAGAGAGGGAATCAGCGCGAGTCGTCCCGATAAATTCGGAACGAGTACCGAGAATATCGGAAGTGATACATCCATTTGATATAGAAGGAATTTCTGACTCCTTCTCGTTCTTGTGTGGATTCTGGTGTTTCGTGAAATTAAGAACCTCAATGAATGACTTACCGTCCGCCTGGTAGCGCACGATAAACCCTTTATGTGCAAGCCAGTGCAGCATCGCGTCAACATCAGCTTCACGGTAAGGAAAGATTTCAGCCTTGATACGCAGTGGACGATCTTCAAGACGGCCGGCACGATCAGCTAGAACCCAAAGGCCCTGGAACAGAAGTGTGCACAAGGGATGGCCAACGCCAAGGATCTCATTGGTAAACAGAGCTGGTTTGATATTTCGAGCCCTAGCCATTGGCGACGACCTCCATCTCATTACGGAACTCAGTCCAGTTGCGGACCTCTTTGGTGAAATCAATCAGCTCTTCAACGTCCAGGCCGGCTGCCACAGCGCTCTCCATCAGCTTCATGACTTGGGCTTCGTTGACATAGACGCGGCGACGAAGAATTCCGCGCGCATACAGAAGGCGCTGCTTGGCTTCTGGTAGGCGTTTGGTCGCGCATATTTTGGGAATGGAGTTGAAGAAGACGCCTGCGGATTCAGCTGTAACCCCAGCGTCGAGCTTCTTCTCAGCGATCTCTGCGGCGTCTAACAGTTCTTCAATGCTGTATTTCTTGAGCCACTTCCTGATCATGGACTTGCCGTGATCATTAATAGAGTTGCCCGGGATGTAGCCCTCAATACGGATTGCCACCTCGTCTACGATGTCGTCATCCAGACCTTTCAGCGAGTCGCGCCAAGCAAGCATCATCTCTAGCTGGTCACGGCGCTCAGCAAGCTCTTCGAGCTGCTTGCGTTGCATTTCAATTGAAGTCTTATCGGTAAGCAGGCGGTCACTCTTTCCGAGGTTGCAAGAAACGCAAGAGGTGATCAGGTTGATGATCTCGTTCTCGCCACCCTTGCTAACAGGGTTGATGTGATCGACATGCAGGACGACATCAGGTGCCTTTGAACCGCAGTATTGGCAGGTGAAGGAGTCGCGCTTGAATACTTCAAAACGCTGCTTCTTGCCGATGGCTACACGGTTAATCTTTTGGTTGCTTGGTACTGACTGAATGTGCATAATTTGTCTCACAGAGTTATATGTAATGCGCTGCACAGAAAGCCGGGATTGCGCCCCGGCTTTTTTGTGCCTTGGATTTGTCATTTGTCACTTTTGAGTCCCTCTTTAGGAACCAACTTGAGGGGCTCTTTAGGGAACAATTGGTACAGCTTCCCTTTCGGCTTACCGATCACAGCGGGTCCTCCCATTGCCACAAACTCGATTGCTATTGCTTCGAGTGCTTCTTCGATGCTTAAGCCTTTCTTCAGCGCGTAAGCAGCGATCCTGACCTTTGTCTGCGGGGTCAGGCTCTCGTAATCCAGTCCAGGATCTATTTCAGGCACGGAACCTCCAAAGGGCCTTCAGGCCGCGCTAGACTTCTGGTCTTCCTTACTCAAAGCTTCGATTGCACCGTTCTCTACGGCCCACTCGATCATTTCGTACAGGTAAGTTGCGTGTTGCATTTCTGCCCTTTCAGCAGCGCGAACCAGAATTCGGTCGAGCGTCTTGTTGAACCGGACTTTTCGTGGCGTGTCGCGTTTGTGCGATTGGTCTGCGTACATGTGGTGCTCCTTGTGGCTGATGAAGTTTTGAACTGATGAGTTGTTGGGGCGGCATGAGCTACGCGGCTTGGGAATTCTGCTCAGCCTTAAGCTCACCCTTAGTGATTCGCTCGATCTGGTACTGGCGCAACTCGGGAACGTCATCCCACTGGCGAACCGCCTCGTAGGTGACGCTGAGCGCTTTAGCCAGCGCCGAAACGGAGCCGAAATGCTTAATTGCTTGTGTTTTGGTCATGCCGACCTCCTTTGATTACCCATATTCAAGCATGCTTGTGTTTGCAAGGCAAGCATGCTTGACAAGCTCTCTTGTAGATTGCTCGCATGAAAATTACTGATCGAATTACGAAACTCGTCTTAGCAAGGAAGCCCGAGGTAGGTGCGCGCGGGTTTAAGCGAGATATTGCGACGACTTGCGGGGTCAGCTACGAGGCTGTTCGTCAGTGGTTCGCGGGAGACACAAGCAACATCCGTAACGAGCACTTGGTTTCGATTGCCGAGGGCTATGACACGACGGTCGATTGGCTACTCTCTGGGAAGGGCGATCCACCCACACGAAAAGGCGCGGCCACCGAACCTGAAATATCCGCCGAGCAGTCTGGCTCTTCGTCTATCGAGCAAGTTAGGCAGATGCTGAACAAGGTAAAGGGGCTTTCCGATGAGGCACGTGAACGAATAGTCGCTGCAGCCGAGGAGCCTGGCGGTGATGCGGATGGCTACTTGCCGTCGAAATTTGCAAACCTTCGCCCTACGAATGACGAGATTTTGATTCCGGAATACGACGTTCGTGGGGCTATGGGACACGGACAAGTGCCAGCCGATTACAACGAAGCGGTGCGCAACCTAGTCGTGCGTGAAGAGATACTCCGCGAGAAAGGTGTCACCTATACCGCCGCTTCAGCATTGGCGATGATCACCGGATGGGGTCAAAGCATGGAGGGGACGATCAACGATAAAGACTTGGTGATTGTTGATCGAGGCGTAAAAGAGTTCATCGGCGAAGGTATCTACGTCGTGACTTGGCATCAAGAGCTGTACATCAAGCGCATGATGCGCCTGGACGAGGACCACTATCGACTTATCTCTGACAACCAGCACTATGAAAACCAGACTGCCAGAGCTGACGACGTAACGATCCACGCCAAGGTTTTATTCATATGGAATGGTCGCAAGGTGTAATTCTCAAAGCGTCATAGGAAGCCCGGCCAACCGCCGGGCTTTTTGTTGCCTGCTAGAAAGGCGCGGCCTCCTCCACCGATTGAAATTCATCATGCGCTTCGACTTGCCGGTCGTTTTCTGAGGAGGCCTCCCACTTTAAGGTCACCGACTCATCTTCATCATTGAACACCATCTCTATCCCATCAGTTTCAGATAGTAGCCCTAACACCTCTTCCCACTCTCGATCCCCGTCTGCTCCTAGACGGTGGATCGTCACCCACCGCCGGTCCTGAGCCACAGGATGATTAATCATCGATGAGACTCGCAACCCGAGCCGCTCCATCCCGCTCATCTCCTGCTTAACAGCCTGCTTTATCTGCTTCTTCGCCATGCCTATCACTCCCTTTTCGACACTGTATGTACATACAGTACAAAATAATTATACAAGCTTGCTTGCATTCAAAACACCAGCATGCTTTTATAGATGCAAGCCGACTTGCACTTCAAACACAAGAGCAAGACGGATAGGGCCTCACAAGACCCGCCGCTCTTTAGTTTCAAGTCCGGTTCGCCGGCAGGCCTCGAGAAGCCAGAACCTGTTACGCGACCCAGCACAGTGAGCCTGGGTCCACGAGGGCCTCCCTCGGTCCAGCGCGGAAGGGCTGGTAAGCGGAGTGATAGCGGGAATTCGCGGCTGTCATGACATTCGATTCAAGCCAGTGAGTGCAGCCAGTAGCTGCTCACGGCTCGCAGATGGCTCCCTGCTGATTCAGGTAGCCATCTGGTTTCACAAATGCCTCTAGACCCCCTGGAGGTATTTGGAAGCCAACCAAACCCGACAAGCACGGAGCACCAAATGAGCGAACAAACACTTCAATCCATGCTGATGGATGGCGTTGTCCGGTTCACAGATAGCGGCAAGCCATCAGAAATCATCGATAAACATGTGGAAAGCATGTTCACCGACATCATCAAAGACAGCTTCCGCAGCTACAGCGACATGGGCAAGCTGGTCAGTCAGGCAATCAAGGACGCCCTCCCGTCCAACGTCAGCGACCTGTTTGAACTGACTCGCTACAACGATCTGATCGCCACTGCGCTGAAAACACAGTGGGAGTCCTCGGGTGTTACTGGGGAAATTCTACGTCGCTCGCAGGCAGCAATCGACGAGGCACTGAAAGACGACATCGTGCCTGAGTTTGTAAGCCTTAGAGAGCTACTGGAAGAGTTCGTGGAAGCCCATAAAGAGCGCGCCGTGGATGAACGCTGGGATAGTCCTCGCATCAGTATTCGCGAGCATGAAACCAGCTACTCCAGCATTAAGCATCTGCACATTTGCTTTGATCCAGCACCAGAGGATCGCAGCTCTCGCTACGGCAGCGACCGGAAGAGCACCGAGTGGGATTGTGACAACCGCATCAGCGTCAGTATTAAGGGCGAGAACACGGAGAAGCACGAGTATGGCGAGGTGTACAGCGCCAAGCTTGAGGGTAAGCCTATTGGCCGGAATTTTATGATCAATAGTAAGTGGGAAAAACTCACGGCAGCCCTGTACTTCGGTGGTGCGCAGCTAGTTATTGATTGCGACGAAAACGATTTCAGCTACGGCCTCTACGACTGATCAACCCTCTCCTTGCACGTCAGCCAGACGAAAATTGGCCCGATCCTTTCCTTGGGGAGACCCGTGTGGGGAGAGGCTGCATCGGGGATCACCTTGTGAATTGTCAATGTCCTCTGCATGTCGAGCAAACATAACCGGTGTGGCAACCGGAAGCCGCAATCGACAGCAAGAGAAAGGCAGATTTGCAGGGTGATCCCCGATGCAGATGAATGCCCGGGCTGACGGGCCTCACGTACGGGAAAACACCCCTGATGTAGTTCAGGGATCGGATGCTAAAGCATAGTCCGCCGGTAACGGTGGAACGGTCAGACCCGCTTGATGCTGACGAATTGACGTGCTTTAGATCGTTAAACGTAGGCTGGTTTGAGTCCAGTCATGCCGGGATCAGCTCCGGTCATTTGCATCACCCATTCAATAGGTGGCCACTGCCTTCCCAGTGAGCGAACAGCCGAGGATCACCATCATGGACTAGCCAATAGCTGCCCGACGCCACATGCGCCCGGCAGGCTTGTTACGTAAAGAGGGAAAAGCCCAGTTTCGACTGGGCTTTTTTACGCCCTCTAACCGGGTGAACCAACGAATGGAGAGAGTCATGGAAATTAGCGTTGAAGTGAGCAGCTTGTCCGTCGAGCCTCACGGCCGAAATGGCGTCTACGCAACCATTGAGGTTGATGCCCAGTCGGTTGCCGATGAGCTGCCAGATGATGTTCGCCTGCACGACCTTGACGTCGACGTGGTGCGCGAGTGGCTGCTGAAAAACGACAACCACGACGACATCCTCGAAGCCATTGGCGAAGACAAGATTCACGAATTTTTGTCGCATTCCGCCTAACCCCAAACACTGGAGGTCGCCATGAGCGATTGGATCAAGGTAAGCGACAAACTGCCCGAGCTGAAAGATGACTCAGTACTGGCATACGCCGACGGGACTTCGCCTCACGGTGAAAGCCATGCATGGCCGAAAGGCGGCATAGACATGGTTCACATCCAAGACTACATCGGGGATGTGACCTGCGGCCTGGACGAGGCTGGCACCCAGCTCTACACGCAGATGTATCTGAGCAACGGCGTGACCCACTGGCAATACCTGCCGGCCCCACCCACCGAGTAACCCGCCATGAAGCGCACCCCAAGACAACCCCGCAAGCCCCGCCCCGACTTACACGACTGCGCCAAAGGTCAGATGCATCACCCGGTAGCGCGGAAAATTGTTCGGACTATGCCGGGCGGGTATATCGCCTGACTGGAGATTGGTCATGAAGAAGTGGAAGCGCTTTAAGCAGTCATATCTCGATATCTGTTTCAGCCAGCTGGGATCCCTACACCGCAAGCGAAACCCAATCCTTCGGGTTCTGAACTATGACGGATACCTGACTCGCTACTGATCACCACCACGCCGATCTGGAGGCGACCATGAACGCAGCATTGATTGCTCAGTTGAACTACGAAAACCGTCAGCCGCCTTCAGTAAGCGAGAGCCCGCAGGAGATTGCGCGTAGTGAGTGGCTGTACAACGCAGCCGAGAACCTGCTGCGAGGCGTCAGCGTTTCGTTCCAGCGCCGTATGAACGCACCGCAGGGCGTGACAGCCGATCAGTTCGCGCTGGCAGTTGATGAGTACGTGAACGGCCGCTTGGCAGACTGCAAGGTTGGTACCCCGTCGCTCGGCTGGCTCGTGATCGGAACGATGCATGGCGGTAGGCCAGATAAGACCTCGGCAACTGACCTGCTGGGCTACAGCGACCACCCGCTGGGAAAGCTTGGCGAAATAGCTGAGGTCCTTCTTAAGCCCCTCGCGGCGGACGCACTGATCGCCCAAGCCGAGGACGACGAACTGTGAACAACCACACCGTCGCCATCCAGGCCATTGAGTCAGCCATCGAAACAATGCTGCTGCCCGGCGCCGGTGAAGTCGCCGAGGCAAAGGCTGAAGCGATGATCGTCAGCTACTTCTCGGTCCACGCAATAGACCCTGAAGAGTTCAAACACTTCTGCGAGCGCGTCAGGCGTATCGCGGTTCGCACGCGGCAAGGAGAGGCACTATGACCATCATCGCCGGATCATTTGAAGGAATCGTGGAAGCCTTGAGAAATCGAGGCTTCTTGCTTTTTGTCGACGTGAAATGGATTCAGCAGCCCCGGACACGGGCGGGCCGCTGGACTTGCAAGGTGAGCGTATGAACGACGTATTCCGCAGGTTTGTTGATGGTGAATGGCCTGAAGAGATTGTGCACCTCAAAGGAAAGACGCTTATCCGTAAGGATGGCAGTCGATACCGAATCGCACGCCACTCCGGCTCGTCGTTCGGCGGCAAGCCATGCGCCTACCTTGAGCCAGTCGGCTGCTCATGGGGCTCGCGCAGTCACTGGAAGACCCACCTCAAAATCCTTTCGGAAATGAGGGTCGAGCCATGACCAATTACCAAAGAGCCAAGCGCTACTGCTTCTGGCGCGGGTCTGCCATAGCCCTCGCACTCTTTACTTTCCTGATGCTGCTCGGCGCGCTCGCTGATCGAATCACCTCCTAAACACTTACGGCGCCCCTCTCCGGTGGCGCGGAGAGATAGTCATGTCCGCAAATCAACTTGCTGTAACCATCGACGACATCAGCGCCGACAACGCGCCGGCCATTTACGTAGCTGGCGGCCTGAGTCAGTTCTTCGACGCAGTGAAAGCCGAAGTAACCGGCGAGGTTCCGGACCTCAAGACTGCCAAGGGCCGTGCCAGAATCGCCAGCCTGGCAGCAACCGTCAGCAAATCGAAGACGGCTGTCGAGAAGCCGGGCCGCGACTACCTAAAGCGTCTGAAGGAAATGCCAAAGGTGGTCGAGGCGGAACTGCGCGAGTTCGTCAACAAGATGGATGCCCTGCGCGATGCCACCAGACAGCCGCTGACGGAGTGGGAGAAGGCCGAGGAAGCGCGGGTCGAATTTCACAAATCAATAATTCGCCATATTGAAGATTGCGGCCTTGGCCTGATAGGAGGCCAGCCGCAGCCGTTCGAACTGCTCTTCCGAGAGCTTGAAGAAAAGATCATCGTCGACGAGAAATTCGAAGAGTTTGAGGCTGAAGCACATCGCGCCAAGGCTACATCACTGGAAAAGCTCAAGACATCCTTCGATGAACATCAGAAGCGCGAAGCCGAACAAGCCGAGTTGGTCCGGCTGCGCGCCGAGGCAGAAGCCCAGGCCCAGCGCGACCGCGATGCAGAGATTGCCCGTGTTGCGGCTGAACAGGCTCAGCGGCAAGCAGAAGAGCGTGCGCGGGCTGAGCGCGCCGAAGCAGCACGCCGGGAACAGGAACTGCTCGACCAAGCTGCGGCGGCCCAGCGGGTAACCGAGCAGGCCGCCCGCGACGCAGAAGCCGCCGCCGAACGTCAGCGCCTTCAACTGCAACTACAGGCAGAACAGGCCGAGCGCCAAGCTGCGCAGGCAAAGGCTGATCAGTTGGCCGCTGAGCAGCGCGCCGAGCAAGAGCGCATAGCCGCCGAGCAGCGTCAGGCGCAGGCGGTTGAGCAAGCCCGCAAGAACGAACTGGCACGTCAGGCCGCAGCCGTAGCGTTCGAACTGGAGCAGGCCAGGGCCCGCGAAGCTGACATTGAGCACAAGAAGTCGATCAACCGTGCCGCCCTGGAAGCGTTTGTCGCGGGCGGTATGACCGAGGAATGCGCCAAGCAAGCGGTCACCCTGATCGCTCAGCGCAAGATTCCAGCCGTCTCCATTTCATACTGAGGTTCCCATGAGCACAGAAATCATTATGCCGCCGGAGCGCGACCGCCAAATGGTCTCCCAGCCAGCGCAGGAAATCAGCATGCTGTCGACCATCAGCAGGCTTGCCCTAGACCCTCGCTGCGACATGGACAAGCTGGAGCGTCTGATCAGTCTTCAGGATCGCATGGAAGCCAAAACCGCACTTGAGGCCTTCAACGCTGCGTTCGCAGAAATGCAATGCGAAATGCCTTCTGTTGAAAAACGCACCGAGAACACGCACACAAAGAAGATGTACGCCGACCTCGACGACATCAACTATGCGGTGCGCCCGGTCATGGCCAAGTTTGGCTTTGGCGTTTCGTTCAAAATCGTCAACCAGGCCGCCGGCGTTAGCATCACCGGCATTCTGATGCACAAGGCCGGTCACCGCGAAGAAACAACAATGATCCTACCGCTTGATATCGGCGCCGGGCGAAGCGCTGTGCAGTCGGTTGGCTCCACTACCACATACGGGAAGCGCTATGTCATGTGCGCCCTGCTGAACATAACCAGCGGCGACGACAACGACAATGACGGCTATGTCGAGCCACCCCATCAACTGGTCACGCCCGCCCAGGCCCATCAGGTTCAAGCTCTTCTAGACAAGTGCAGCGAGACGGCGAAAGGAAAGTTCGCAGAACTGTACGGCGAGCCTGCAAGCATAACCAAGGCCAATTTTGACGGGGTGCTTGCGGCTATAACCAAATCGGCAAACAAAAACCAGCAGGTGTAGATCATGCAAATCATCACTGAGGTTGAGCAGGGCTCGGCGGAGTGGCTGGCCTTGCGCCTGGGCATAGCCACTTGCTCAGAGCTGGATTGTCTGCTGGTAAACGGCAAAGGCGAGGCCGGATTCGGAGCCGGCGCGTTCACGTACATGAACACGTTGATCGGCGAGCGCATCACAGGCGAGGCTGCCGACCCGTTCATGGGTAACCGGCACACCGAGCGCGGTCACGAGTTGGAAGGCGTTGCCCGCAAGCTGTACGAGCAGCGCGAGGAGGTCGAAACCAGTCAGGTTGCGATCATCCTGAACCACGGCGCCGGCTACTCTCCTGACTCGCTGGTGGGAGCCAATGGCCTGACGGAGATTAAGACCAAACTCCCGAAATTCCAGGTTGAAGTGATCCTCTCCGGCGAAATCCCGAAAGAACACGTTGCCCAGTGCCAGGGCGGCCTGTGGATATCGGAGCGCGAGTGGATCGACTTCGTTTGCTACTGGCCAGGTATGCCGCTGTTCATCAAGCGCGCATACCGAGATGAGGCGCTGATCCGCAAGCTGTCGGAGCGTGTCAGCACATTCTACGAACTCTTGGACGACCGGATGAATCGGGTCTTGGGGATAGCAGCATGATCAGCAACCTAATCAACGATGTCGCCCACCACCGTCGCGAGGCGAACGAGATAGCAATGCAGCGCGAAGAGTTCCTGCGAAAGGGAGGGACTATTCAGGTGTTGGAGGGGCCGAGCTTTAAGCCTCGGGAAAGGTTCGAGCCGCCGCCAAGTGTGAAGGCGCCCAAGACATCTGCCGCCGCCCCCGAAGAAGCACCAAAGGTCGCCGAAAAGATGACGCTCCGTGAAATTGAGCGTGCCGAGCGACAGGCAATTGCCGCCAAGGATCGAGCAAGACTAGTCGATCAGGTCAAAAAGCTCGCCGAGACCATGTGCTACTCCGAAGTCAGCCAGCGCACCGGACTGTCACGCAAGATGCTGTATACGATGGCCACCCAGCACGACTTCAAGTTCAAGCCGGCCGAGTACCGCAATGGCGCCGATAAGAAGCGTGGCCGTGCTGACGATAAGTACGACGCAAACACCGCCGAGCGCATCAACGCATTCAAGGAGATCGGCCTGACTCGCAACCAGGCGATCGACCAACTCGGCGTCACGTTCAGGACCTTCAACCGCATCCTGGCCAAGTTCAATATCGACTATCCGAAAGCTACCAAAGGCCCTCATCCGGCCTTCTTCCCGAAACAAGCCCAGCAGGCCTAACCATGGCAGCCCAACCGAAAGAACGGTCAGCAAAGACTGCGGCGAGGCGAAAGACTCGCGGCGAGGAAGAATTGCGACTCCACACCATGGCCGGCACCCGCCAGGCCCTGGCTGACCTGATGTCCTGGCACGGCATCGAGGAACAGGGCGAGGCCATGACCTTGATGATTCACCACTTGCACGGCCTAGGCCCAGCAGGATCAGCGCAGTTCCTCGCGCCGCCGCGGCACAGCTATGTGATACCCGAAAACGTGTCGGCAAAATTGCAGCTCGCCTACAACCGCGAAGCCCTTCGCATCTGCCACGACGAGTAACCCACCCTACTCGCTGCATCCGGTCGCCGGACATCAGCGCCTGGAGAGCCCCATGATCCGCCAATACCGATTCAGCGAGCTAATGGCTCGACTGACCAACGACGCGTGGACGGTCATTCAAGATGACCGAGGCAATTATGTGTTTATGCCGGTTGCCTACAGAGGCCGTCGGTTGTGATTTCTGATTATTTGGAGGTGGGTCATGAGTGAAGTGAAGCGGTATGGCCGTATTGGCGACATGGTTGAAGCGACCGAGGGGCTGCTCAAGCTATACCCGATGATGTCGGTGTACGTTTTGGCAGCCGACTTCGACCGGGTAACCGCCGAGCGTGACGCCCTGGCCCAGAACCTGAAGTTTGCAGAGGAAGGCTCCCAGTCATTTGCCGAGGAATGCGACGCCCTGCAACGGCGCCTGACCGCAGCGGATGAGCTGTTGACTGACGCTGTAGCTCTTTTGGAGTGCGTTACAGATACGGGAGAGCTTACGCGAGAGACGCACTCTGAGCTTGAGGCTGAAATCTGCGTAGTGGTAAAGCGTTTTTGGTCAAGAGAAAGAGCCGAACTCAAGCCAGCAGAGGCCGACCCTGACTTCCGCATGATCGGCATCGAAAAGATGCCGCCTATGGAGTTCGACGAGCCCTAACCCAACTCCCCGCCTACTGCTGGTGCCTGCTGGCACTGGCACAACTGATTTGCTGAGGTGATTTATGACGAACAAACGCCTTGGGACGGTTCAAAAAGCAATCGTCCAATGGGTTACCGATGGCGGATACACCTACATCGGCGCGGGCACAACCCATCACCGAGCCTACGGGCTTGGCGGAAGAACGCTTGAGGAAATCGAGCGCAGCGTAAATGCGCTGGTGGCTCGCGGCATCCTTAAGCGTCACAAACCTGGCTTCTACTCACTGCCAAGCTGGAGTCGCGACGAATGACCACCAACAAAACGATTGACGGCGTGCCGCGTGGGTTGCTGGAGGCGCAATGACTGAAGCCAGGAAAGCCAAAGAGACTGAAGAGGCAAAGGCGCTAGCGCTGTCATCTCTGACTTACGATCCTGAAATGGGGATCTTCAGATGGATGACGGCCGGAAAGAATACCCGAGGCATAGGGACCATAGCTGGCTATCTACACCCAAGTGGCTACCGATATATAAAAATTGGCCAGGTCCGGTTCTCCTGTCAGCGTCTTGCGTGGCTGTTTCACACAGGCCAATGGCCAAAGGAGAACATTGATCACATCAATACCGTCCGCTCGGACAACAGGATTTCAAACCTTCGTGAGGCCACAAACTCGCAGAATAACTTCAACTCCCCTATGAAGCCGAACAATACGACAGGCTTCAAAGGCGTGAGCTGGTCAAAGCGGGATAAAAAGTATCGGGCTCAGATCTCAGCCAACGGTCAAAGACGCCTGATAGGTGTTTTTGATGATCCTCAAGACGCCGCCCACGCTTACAACATGGCTGCAGCCCGGCTTCATGGTGAATTCGCAAGAGGTAACGCTGGAACGCCTGCCTCGACGAAGTAACCCGCCTGAACACCAAATAACGCCAACCCCTCCCCGGAAATCCCAACTTTCGGTGCCATTCATCAAAATTCGTTAACCAACTCAAAGTCAGCCGCTATAGCGGCAAGGATACCTATGCGCCTGAAGAAAGCTGAGCGCGAGCAAGTGCGCCTGAAATACGGCGGACACTGCGCCTATTGCGGAGTGCTGCTGGGTGACCGGTGGCACGCCGACCATCTCGCCCCGGTGGTGCGCGAGTTGCTTTCAAAGCAGACCATCTCCGGCACCTGGAAGCTGGTATCGGGCAAGCCGCTTCGCCCCGAGCACGATGTGCTGGAGAACATGATGCCGGCCTGCGCGCCCTGCAACATCAGCAAGGGCGGCCAAACCCTGGAAGGCTGGCGGACTTGGATCGCCGGGCACATCAACTCCCTCAACAGCTACCACCCCATCTATCGCCTGGCCAAGTCCTATGGACTGATCGCCGAGACAGGCGCGCCGGTGGTGTTCCACTTCGAAAAGGAGCAGCAGCCATGATCGCCACCCTCTGGTTCGCCTACGTCTTCATCTACAAGGGGCCAAGGCCATGAACGCTCAAGTCCTCGACCCTTGTAGCGCCAGCCGCATGATGTGGTTCGACAAGGGTGACCAGCGCGCCCTGTTCGGTGACATCCGCGATGAAGAGCATGTGCTGTGTGATGGCCGGGTGCTGAAGGTTGAGCCCGACGTCATCATGGACTTCCGGCATCTGCCCTTCCCCGACGCCAGTTTCAACATGGTGGTGTTCGATCCCCCGCACCTGGTGCGTGCCGGGCGCGAAAGCTGGTTACGGCTCAAGTACGGGATCCTCACCGACGACTGGCGCGACGATCTCCGCAAAGGCTTCGCGGAGTGCTTCCGGGTACTGCGGCCTGGCCAGTTCCTGATCTTCAAATGGAACGAGACCCAGGTCCGAGTCAGCGAGATTTTGGCGCTTACCAACGAGCAGCCGCTGTTTGGCCACAAGTCAGGGAAGCGCGAGAAGACGCACTGGATCACGTTCATGAAGCATCCCTAACCCCATTCCCCCCTAAATGCCTGCAGGCGAGCGGTAGGCCACTTTCTGCCGCCCAGCGCGGCAAGGACACCACATGAAATTCTTCATTCGCCCCCTAGTCCTGCTGGTCGCCGCGCTGTACCTGGGCGTCACAGATATCTGGTTCGGTCGTGCGGTGCCGGTGCTGCTCGGAATCAATGGCGACCTTGAGCGGGTCGGCGCATTCCTCGGCACCGTTGCGTGGCTGATGCTGACCATCGCCTTCGCCATCTGGTGCGTTATCCAGTACGTCAAATCCGCTCGGCCCACCAGTACGAAATAACCCAAGCCTGCCGCACCCCGGCAAGGAGCTTTGTCATGTCTCACATTGAAATACGTGAAGCCCAGATTCTGGCGGCGCAGATGCTTGAGTCTGCATCGCACTTGCCTCGGTGCATGTTCGACGAGCGCGGGCCACTGGAGACGGTCGCCTGCAACCTTGAGGTGACAGCGCTGAACTATCCGCCGGACTACGCCAAGACTGTTCTGGCCGTGATCGAGGTGGCTCGCCATGCCTTCCGCTGAACTGTACGGCCAGAAGATCAGCCCGTTTGAGCAGGGGTTCCTGGGTTTTATCAAAGGCCTCGAAATCAAAGAGAACCCGTTTTGCGGGGACAAATCACCAATTTCTAATTCCCGCTGGGTTGCCGGCTGGAACAAGGCACAGCGTGAAGCTGGGAGAAAGGCATGAATATTTATTGGAGCAAGGCGCCAGAATGGGCTGTAGCGCATGGGCTGCACGAAACCGGATTCGGGATCAAGGAATTCTGGCTTGGCGAAACGCAGCATCAAAACCTGGAGCATGAAAAATCATTTTTGTATGGCGGCGGCGATCCTTCGAGCGGCTCTTTCCACAATTCTCGGCGCGAGTCGTTCAGCTACGTTACGCAGCGCCCATCTGCCTGGGACGGCGAAGGCCTGCCGCCTGTTGGGACGGTGTGCGAGTACAGAGCGGAGAGTTGGCCGAGAGATCAATGGGAAGTGCGTACGCTGATGTACGCGAGTGAGCACCACGTGATCACAAAAGAGGCGAACGGCCTAGAGCGACGTGTCGAAGGACATAAAGCTGAATTCCGGCCCATCCGCACTCCCGAGCAGATCGCGGCGGAAGAACGTGAAGCGGGTATCAATGACATATACGCGATGCTTGATAACTGTATTCGCGATCTACGCCAAGATGCGGAAGCGCTTTGGGATGCCGGCTACCGCAAGCAGGTGGCGCCATGACCACCCACCGAATCCAAGACAACACCGGCCGCTGGCACCGCGTGTCGAAGTCAACCGCCAAGTCCGGCAGCTACGTCAGCTTCTACCGTGGCGAGCCAAGCCGGCTTTGGATGCCGGGTCAATTCAGGGCTGTGGAGGTGGCACGATGAGCACTGAGAAAATGCGGGAAGAGTTCGAATCGTGGGCCTTTGAATCTGCATGGCTCGGCATTGGCGACGCATCACAAACTATCCGAGACACCGATGGAACCGGTTATCTAGAGATTGAATTGCACACGGCTTGGCTTGCTTGGCAAGCCTCTCGCGCAGCCATTGAGGTGGAGTTGCCTGAGATAAAAGGCTTCGAGGGTGCGTATGACTCATATAAGCAAAATGAATTCGTACCGTTCATGACTGATGTGGACGATGCGGACGAAATCTTCGGCTTGATGCGCGGCATTGAAGTTCGCGAAGCCATCGAATCACTCGGCCTGAAGGTGAAGCCATGAGCGCCAACCACTCGCAAGACATCGACCGCTTCCTGCGCCTCGGTGAGGTGCTTCGTACTACAGGCTTGGGCCGAAACACAGTTTATCGGCGGATCAGGGAGGGCACTTTCCCAAAACAGGTTAGAATAGGTCCAAATTCGGTCGCTTGGCGCCAGTCCGCGATAGCTGAATGGATGACCTCAACAGTGCCCAGCAACGACCAATCAGTACATTGATCAGTACACCCGTAACTGACAATATCCCCAAAGCCACGCAACACAAGCCCTACAGGTCAATCCGTGGAAATCTTCAAAGAATTTACATTCGAATCCGCCCACCGCCTGCCGCACGTGCCCGAAGGCCACAAATGCGGGCGCTTGCATGGCCATTCGTTCAAGGTGGCGATCCACCTGAGCGGCGACCTCGACCCGCATACCGGATGGATCCGTGACTTCTCGGAGATCAAGGCGATTTTCAAGCCGCTCTACGAACGCCTCGACCACAACTACCTCAATGACATTCCAGGCCTGGAAAACCCCACCAGCGAAGTACTCGCCAAGTGGATCTGGAATGAGTTGAAACCACTGTTGCCCGAGCTCAGCGCGATTCGCATCCACGAGACCTGCACCAGCGGCTGCATTTATCGCGGCGAATAA